TATTTATTGATTGCCGTAAATAGGATTTGTGGGAAGGAAGCCATTATAGGGCATGTCTTCAGGAAGCTTTGCAACGAGTGAGTTATTTCGCACTTTATAGCCCATACGTTCAGCCATACTAACTGCGATACGCTGTGCATCAGGATCATTAGGATTAATCTTCGCGCCACTTGCATCTACATATACTCGCTTTTCCCAAAAGTGTTTGCAGTTTCCACCGCCTTTGTAGAACCAAATGTCGTATGTGTTTGCACCTTCAGGGCCCCATCCGGGATTGACTGCTACATTTTCCATTGAAACTATATCTTCTTTGCGATATAGCTTGCCTGCTTCAATCATTTTCTTGCAGAATGGCCGCATATCAGGATGGCTAAAACTACCTGCGTAAACGTAACGAGTAATAAAGTATTTGCCATCGATAATAGCATCTTGCTCACTCTTTGCAGCTGGCCTAGCAGCACCTGTACGCACTGCAAACTCATGCTCAATTTCTTCATCTGCGTTGTAACTGTCTATGAGTATCCAATCCTCACTAGCATCTTCACCCAATGCTATTAGCGCATCGCCTGCTGTGCTGTCATCTTTTTTTTTTAACTCAACACTTGATTGAATCACTTCCGTAGGCAGCAATGAACCGGGCATAACATCGGCAAAGATTGCATCGATAGTAGTAGCTGGCAATGTTGGGAATGCAGCTTGCACGATTGCCTTTGCACTGCTCACAGGTACAGCACCTGCTGCACTTTGCATTACGATGTCTATAAGTGAAGTAATCTGCGCACCATTTAAAGCAGTAGCAGCCACATCGGTAGTCGTGCCACCTGTTACATCCACAACAGCTTCAGCTTGCTCAACTGCAAGTGGTGTGTTTGGTATAATCTCAAAGGTTACACCGGGCATTTGATTGCTAAGCAATTCTTCTAAGCTGTAGTTAATCTTTGCCTGATATGGCTCAATTACTTGTTTGTTGAATATCTCCAAACCGACAGCCATTTCATCTTTGTTGCTACCAAATCCAGTGTTTTCACGAATACCGAAAAGAAGCGGAGTAGTCACACGATGCGCAGTGATAATCTTTTGCTGCGCTGTATCATTCATCAATGCATACTGCTTGTCTGCATCGTTTACAGGGAACGGAGTGATTTCGGTCTTAGGTTGATCGCGCTCATTGAAGAACATAACCACCTTACCAGCGTTACGAGCTCCCGACATTTTGTTTTCCCAATCCATCATCATCTGCTGCTTCTGTTCAGGTGTTGCCTGACCATTGTAGAAGTTGATAATAGTTGAAGGGAAAAGACCGTTTGAAATTTGGTTGATGTGGAATATAGATATCTGCTTATCTAATTCAATGTAGTTAATCGCGCTCCAATAGTCAGGACGTGGATAGACATCGCTACCGGTGTAAGTGAAGCAATAATAGATTTGACGTGGCTCTTGCTCACGTGTCAAATAATTGTACTTCGGTATAAATTCAGGAGTGTTTCTTTTCTTACGTGTGTTAGTCCAATCGTAGCTGTGAAAGATTCCTATTTCAGTATCGTCCTCTTGATTGACTGCAATGCGACATTCTTCAAATGGTATAGCGTTTAGCTTAGATATAACCGTTCTGTCGTTGCTCCAAATGACTTCGATATAAAACCCACCAAACAACTTTAAGTCGTGCGCACATGCATAGGTTAAGCTATCTATGTTTAATGCATCTAATTCGGCTTGATATTGCTCCGATTGAATACCCTTGCCAGCTATCATGTCACCAATGGCAACCACCAATGAACCATGCACCGGTGATTCATGCGCCAAATCGCGCAGGTATTGCGGAAAGTCGTTTGCATCTCCGTAATTAACCCATCCCTTTCTGTCTACCTTTTCTGCATCGCTCTTAGCAACATACTCGCTAAGCTTCAAAGAAACTATATTTGATTCGTTATGGCTCATAGATTATATCATTTGGAATAGTTATGGCTGGCACATCAAACCAACTTGTATTGTCTTTTAAAACAGCATAGCCGCGTTTCAACAAACCAACTACACTTGCATTATTTGGGTTAATGTTAGCACCTGAATTTTGACCATAGACATCATAGCGATATCTACCTGCTAGCGTTAGTCTATCTGTTGTAACCAATAATTCTGTTATACGCACATTCTCATTTATTATCTGCGCTACCTGTGCAAGCTTATCTCCCGTTGTGCTATTTTCTTCGTGTGTCAAAATAAACAAGTAGTGCGTGAATGGTGTGGCAAAATACTGCCTTGTTTCATCTAGCTGTAAGTAGATGGTTTGTACAGGTGTATCGGTCTGTAAATATATCATAGTCTTTTTAAATTAAAAGGGCAAGTCATAAATAACCTGCCCTTTTCTCAATACAACAAGAACACAAAAACGGAAAACAAATTCTTAGTAAGCAGGACTTACAGTAATTCCAGCAAAGTTATCGAAAGGAACTGTTGTGTAAGGCTCAAGGTGAACTGCTGGAGCAAGTTCTTCAGCAATCAATGTTACTTGATAACCCATCAAATCTGCCTTTTGCTGTCCTGATTGAACAGTACCAGCAGTAAGCTGTGCTCCTTCACCTGCGCCTACAAGCAAAATTTGATCGTCATTCGTGCGAATAAACACAATCATTTTTGCTTTGGCAACATTTAAAAACTCGTTGCGTAATTCTTGATTCAATTTACCGAAAGTCCATCCAACTTCCTGAGAGAAAAACAGTGTACCTGTCTCCAAATTCTTTTGAACCGTTTCAATGTATGAACCCGAATTACGAAATGGCACATAACGATAGATGGTTGCCGTAGGCAATGCATCGACTTCTCCATCAGGACCACCGTAAGTGATTCCTGTTTCAAAGTCTTCGTAGTTAGCAATAAGCACTTCCTTAACCCCACCGATACCTTCAAGGCATCCAAGTGTAAAGCCGGTTGTCAATTCACAAGCCATATTATTATTTTTTTATTTGGTTAAAAGGGGGCTGTTACACCCCCTTCTTAATTTATTGATTATGCACCCCAGTAGGTGATGTCCTCACCAACTGCAATCTGTGCACCCAAGTAGAAACGTGCACCGTAGCGAACGTTCTGTGAACCATCAAGATTCTGCATGTCCAAAATGAAGATTTCATTCATTTGGTTTTCCTGCCATGTACCCAACATCAAGTTGCTCTTTTGTGAGAACACGATGTTGTTAGCAGCCATGCCCGGACATACGTAGATTTCGTACATACCTACGAAACGCTTAGATACTTCAGGACCACCTGTCAAGTACCAACCGTTGCCAGCAGCAATCTGTGCTTGCATATAAGCTTCCCAAGCAGCCTGTCCCATGTACAAAGCTGGCTTTTCAGCAGCACCCTTAACAGCCGAATTTGCTGTGTTGATGATATCCCAAATGGTAGCGATGATGTTTGTTGCATCAAGTGCGCCTGAACCTGCAGATACAGCACCTGAACCACCTGCCTTAATCAAAGTCAAGAAACCGTCGTACTGACCAGCGGTGGCATTAACACCATTCCACATTACAGATTCGTTGGCAGCAGCAATACCATTTACCAAACGCTCAATGATAGCGTCTTGGATTTGCGTGCTTACGCGACCGCTCATTACATCAGCTGTTGACCAATCGGTGAATAATTCTCTCTTACAGATTTCGCGCTGAACTTGGAATTCTTCCAAAGTCAAAACGCGCTCACTCAAGTTGATTGTTCCTGTTGGAGTGAAATCACATGTGCCTGCAGCGAAAGTTACAGTGTCATCAATTTTACGTACTACTGATTTGTATGGTACGTTTGGCTTCATTGTAACGTATTGAGTTGATACGTTAGATAGCAGAGCCTTTGCTACAATTTCACCTGCCAGTTGTCCTGAGTAGGTGTTGTTTAATAGAACTGGATTTGGCATATTACTTTACTTTTTTATTCTTTGATTAATTACTTTTTTGAACGGATGCCTTCCATGAAGTCGCTGAATGATGAACCATTCGAAGCAACAACCGGAGAAGCATTCTTTTTAAACTCTTGTGATTTAACAGAAGGTACAGCAGGTGCTTTCTTAACTGAAGCAAGTTCAGTCTTCAATGCTTCTGCATCCTTCTTAGCAGTTTCTACTGCCGCAGCTAGTTCAGTCTTTTCAACTTCAAGTGCAGCAATGCGCTCCGACAAGTTACCGATAACAGCAACTAAGTCTTCGCTGCTCATTTCGGTAGATTGTTCTTCGCGTTCGATTTCGGCAATTAGACCATCTTCGCCTACGACTACTTTGGTCACACCATCTTCTAATAGGTATTCACCTGCAGGTACGGGCACTGGGTTTCCTTCAGCATCTTGAGTAAAGATGTCCACACCTACTGTCCACTCATCAGCGGTAGAATAGATTTTAGTACCATCATTCAAAGTACCTTCTACTGCAAACTTTACTTCTGTTGCAGCAGCTTCTTCTTCGAACTTGATACCCACTGTTGAAGGATCAATGCCGTACTTATTGAATACGGATTTGATTT